TTTATGATATCATACCATGCTATAGCCTTGACATGACCGAATGCACAAGTCAGTAACCCGACCAATATCTTGATCGGTAGTCTGTCTGTAAAAGCTTTCAAGTCAAAACTATAGTATGTTCTATCTGAACTAAAAGGTAAATCCTTTAAGCCCGCACCTTGGTTAAAGGTTTGGTCTTGAGGAATGGACCTTAACACAGTATTAAGGTAACTGTGTAAAGGTTTCAAACTGGTTTGACTCCAATAGTCTCCTATTGCAATCAGGCGAGTTTTACCCTCTGAATCTGGAATTGCGATTAGCCTTCTAAAGGTCTTTCGATCTTGAAAAGGTTGATCCATAATTTCAGAAAGTTCAGAAAGATGATGACGACAGGTATCCATCTTTTCCGAAAGCGTAGGACCACTGAACGTTTTGATCGAATTAGCTAAAGATTCAGGAATATTCACTAAATCTTGAAGACAGCTAACAAGAGCTTGACGTCCGGTAGGACCTGACTTTGTCGTAAGATGATACCCTTCCCATGAAGGAAATTTTAAATTCTTTCCATCTTTAAGGTTACGAGGAAGCCGTTGTGAAACAGCTTTCAAGAAACCAGGAAAATATTTAAAGATCCATTCATAATATGAACCCTTAAAAGGAGATATTACAGTCTCAATTTCGGGGTCCAGGGGAAGGTTAAACCGTCTAAGACCATATAGAAGAGTTAAGATATACTTTATTTCTAAAGTACTCTTATTTCGAATATATGGAATTAGTCCATAAAGCTTCTTAGGAAGACCGTCCTTAGTACAACCATAATCTTGTAAATTTTCACCTGCAAGATATTGAAGTACCTTAGAACGATCGTCTTTAATTCGCTTTATGGTTGTTTTTAAACCTTTACTCAAATACATGTGTTGAATGAACCACATATACCTAAGTGAAGGTTTCCAAACATCGGTAGATATACCATATGTCGGGATTAGCCATTTTAACAAGTGGCGTACTTGGATGTTAAACAGTTGTCTCTGTGAGACTGTTTTACGTCTGCCCCGCGACTGATTATATTTATATTTCATTTATAATTAGGATTGGTATATTTTATCTTACAATAAAATAGGAGAGGCTATTAAGAATCGATTCTTGGGATTATTTCAACCCTTGATGACCATTC